ATACGGTTAATTAATATGGACCGCTGTAAGATTATTCTTGAAGCCAATGATCTTATCACGAGTGATCGAGCTAAGGATTACGGAGATGCCAGGGAGAATTTCTTAAATATCGCTAAAGGTTGGTCGGTTATCTTCGGTGTTAATGTAGCACCTGAGAAAGTAGCACTGGCTATGGATTGGCTGAAGACTTGTAGACTTATTACCAGCCCGGAACATGTAGATAGCTGGATTGATAAGGTAGGGTATTCCGCATTAGGCGGGGAAGTTGCTATCAGAGAGGATTAAACAAATGACTATGACTGACGAGATTGCTAAACTAGAAGAAGAAATTGAGCGGCGTAAAGCTAAGATTAAGTCTATCAAGGAAGACAGCCGAAGCGATATGCTGAGTACTATTGCAGATGCACGTGAGGAATATCGTGAGGCAGCATCAAAGCTGAGTGGTCTGATCGCTGAGTATCAAAAGATGTACCCGGCTTCTCTACCTCTTACGTATCCGGATCTTCTACGAGGCACAAAGTTTCGGCTATGAAGTCTATGGTACAAATCTTATTAGAGATTGACTCGGAGGCTACCTGGATTCCCTCGGATGGTGCGTCCGGTGTAGCCAACGAATTAGAAGATATGATTACGGATTCCTTAGAACAGTGCATCGACGGATTAACAGTTAATAAAATTAAGGTAATGGTTAATGAGTAGTTTTAAATCTAATGCTAATCCGATGTTCCGATCACGGTTCTCGGAGGATATCTTTAATCTTAAGTATTCCCATCCCGGTGCAGATACTTGGGAGGAACTAGCACATACTATGGTTGAGGATGTATGTGGTGATCTGCGTAGTGGTGAGAGAGACCTGATCACTAAGGATGAAAAGGCCCAGCTTAAGAAGTATATCCAGGATCTTAAGTTTGTTCCTGGCGGTCGCTATCTATACTATGCCGGTCGAAAGAATCGATACTATAACAACTGCTTCCTTCTTAAAGCCGAGGAAGATACTCGTGAGGATTGGGCTAACCTGTCTTGGAAATCTGAGTCATGCCTGATGACCGGTGGAGGTATCGGGGTTGACTATAGTGTCTATCGCCAGTCCGGTCGTATCTTGCAAGGTACAGGCGGTGTAGCATCCGGTCCTATCCCTAAGATGCAAATGATTAATGAGATCGGTCGCCGGGTTATGCAAGGTGGGTCACGCCGGTCTGCTATCTATGCTTCCCTGAACTGGGATCATGGTGATGTAAACGACTTCCTAACCGCCAAGGATTGGGACAAGATGCCGGTAGGTAATACCGGTCTTACGTTGAAGCAGATTAAAGAGCAGGACTTTAACTTCCCTGCACCACTAGACATGACTAACATCAGCGTCAATTATAATACGGATTGGCTGCTAAAGTTTTGGGAAACCGGAGATGTAGGTGAAGTATTTAAACAGAATGTTCGACAGGCTTTGCGTACTGCGGAACCAGGGTTCTCTTTTAACTTCTTTGAAGATGAGAGCGATACACTTCGGAATGCATGTACAGAGGTGGTTAGTGCTGATGATAGTGATGTCTGTAATCTGGGTAGTATTAACCTGGGGCGGATTGAATCTATAAAAGAGTTCAGCGACATTGTTGAGCTTGCCACTAAGTTCCTTATCTGTGGTACGCTCCGTGCTGACCTACCTTACGCCAAGGTATATGAGACTCGGGAAAAGAATCGACGCCTTGGTCTAGGTATCATGGGTCTACATGAGTGGCTGATCCAACATGGGTCTAGTTATGAAGTAACCCCTGAACTACACCGGTGGCTATCAATCTACAAAGGTGTATCCGATAAAGTATCTAAGGAATTTGCTGATAGTTTATCAGTATCACGGCCTGTAGCTAACCGGGCTATTGCACCGACAGGTTCTATCGGTATCCTGGCCGGTACGACAACCGGTGTTGAGCCACTATTCGCTGTTGCTTATAAGCGTCGGTATCTGACTAACGGTACTAAGTGGAAGTATCAGTATGTGGTTGATAGCGCAGCACAGGAATTGATTGATATCTATGGAGCGGACCCTGAGAATATTGAGAGTGCTCTGGATCTTGCTGATAACTATGAACAGCGTATTAAGTTCCAGGCTGATGTACAGGACTATGTGGATATGTCCATCAGTTCTACGATCAACCTGCCACCCTGGGGTTCAAAGCTAAACAATGAAGACACTGTGGACAAGTTTGCTGACACTCTTGCCAAGTATGCCCACAGACTGCGCGGCTTTACTTGTTATCCTGACGGGGCTAGAGGTGGTCAACCTCTTACCGTAGTCCCTTATAAGGAAGCGGTTGATAAACTCGGTACTGAGTTTGAGGAACATGTAGAGACCCACGATATTTGTGATATCTCTCAGACCGGAGGCAGTTGCGGTGTCTAAGAAAGCAAGGGTCACACTACAGGTAGCTTTCGAAAGCGGTAAGATCGGGTTCAAAAAGAATATGTATAACCTGTTTCATCCTAAATCCGACCTTTACAAAGAATGGGAGCGAGGATATAATCGAGAGTATTTTGATAACCTGAAAAGGTTGACAGGTTCAATCGGTGGCAATTGAGCACCAAGATCTAGGAGCGGGAGAAGGTAAGGTATGTTCCAAGTGTGATACATATCTCCCTCTCTCTGCTTATTCGATGCACTCTGGCGGAAACTTTCTTCGACCAGAATGCCGTAAGTGTAATGCAGAATTAAGGGTGGTTAGAAGGAAACTAAGGAAGGTCTACGGTATGCCTCCTGAACATTATGTATGTCCTATCTGTAACCAAAACGCAGAACAGGTAAAAGGCAAAGGCAATACTAAGAATGGTCCGTGGGTTATCGATCACTGCCATGAGACCGGGGAGTTCAGGGGCTGGCTTTGTCACAAGTGTAATAGAGCCCTTGGGGGATTTGATGATAATAAACAGATCCTTAAGCGGGCTATAGATTATCTAAGTAGCAGAACTAATTTCAACAGAGTAGACGAGATTTGGCGATGAAGGTAGATAAGATTTCCCACATGGGGTCAGACCTTACTGTAGTTAATGCCGCTAGGGTTAGTTTTGATAAAGAATCTGTTTGGGGTCTTGAGGTATCTGATGACCATACGTACATCAAACGGGTTCTTAAGGATGGTGACAAGAAACTGATTAACTATCTGGCAAGGTATAATCACTGGACTCCGTTCGGCCATTGTCAGGCGACGCTTAGAGAGACTGTACCGATCTTTGTAGCACGGGAGAGGTTCAGGCATACAGTAGGGTTTGTCTACAACGAAGTATCCAGGCGCTACGTAAGTGATAAACCGGAGATCTGGCGACCGGAGGTATGGCGTAGTAAACCAGAAGGGTCTATCAAGCAAGGCTCCGGTGATCAGTTTGATGATCAGAACTGGGCTGACGATATCTACCTGGAAGCTATTGTCAAGGCTAAGAAAGCCTACGACAGTCTGATCCTTGCTGGTGTAGCACCAGAACAAGCCAGGGCTGTACTACCTCAATCAATGTATACCAGTTATTATGTGACCGGATCTTTATCTGCATGGGCTAGGTTATATAATCTTCGTGCTGCACCGGATGCACAATACGAGATCCAAGAACTTGCCGAGAAGGTAGATGAGATTATCCGACCGTTATTTCCGGTATCATGGGAGGCACTGACAATTGTTACGTAACCTATTAGGTGTTGGTCTGTTATGCTTAATGCTGACAGCAACACCGACTAAGGCTGACCCACCTGCGGATTGTCTAGATATCAAATCCGCTGAACGTACTCTTATGGCGAGGTATAGAGAGAGTAAGATCTTTGTTGGTGTGTCAGAGAAAGGTCACCTGATCGCGATCTATTATAATGAGGCCAACGGATCGTATAGCATAGGGTTTGTACACCCAGAATACCCGGACCTTATCTGTCCAGAAGATGTAGGTATAGCAGTATATAAACTGGATAAGTATCGAAAAGCAGACGGCTAATAAACAAACAATAACCCCCGGAAGGAATCAGCCAACCGGGGGTTTATTTTATGCTTAGATATGTATGTTTGAACTAACGCTTTGTGAATCCGCTACCAAAGTATAGGCCGGTGATAGCAGCGACTAGGTTTGTATCAAGAGGTGTGATAACCAGACCTTGGAACGATACCCATTTAGTCGCTTTCTCAGGTCCGAATAGCCAAGTCAAGAACCCGCCTTGCATTTCCAGATAACCAACTGTTACAATCCAAGGGGTATCAGAGTAGATTAGTGGGGCTATCTTAGGTAACACGATGATTGAGAAGATAGCGGATAAGGCAATGATTCGTCTAGTCCAAGCGAAGTGAGTGTCACGTAGTCCGTATTCCCTGGCGGACTGAACAATCTTAGCTTCCTCAGTGAGAGCGGCGATATACATCTTGTTACGCTCATGGGATGCTTTGATACTCTGACCCCAGATAGACATGATACCACCGAGAACTGTTGAGAACATTAGGGTGAATATCTCCACAGGTAAACCGGTCATTGTACTCCCCTTCGTAGTATATCCTGAGCACCGCGTCTCTTAAGAGGATCTTGTTCCGCTCTAATATCTAGATCAAGCGAACTTGCTAGTGTCCTGTAGAGATCCGCTGACGCAGCTAACCGACGTGTATAGTCCTGGTTAGCGGCATTCTTCTCATCTTTGTAGGATAGTCTAGGAATCATAAGGCTCATAACCTGATCATCGGACATTGGTGTTGTATCAATTCCTTGATCAGATAGAGCGTTCTTGGCCGCTGTTACTACCCCAGGTGTCGGATCACGGAACAGTTTTAATACCCTAGCCTCACCCTCTTTCTTAAGACCAGTCTTTATCCTTTTTACTTCTGTTAGAACAGGATACTCTTGTTTCACCAATTGGTTAGCGATATCTATAAAGTTGTTAACATTCTTAGCACCGATTCGATTATAGAATTGACGCAGTTGATTCGGTATTTCCAGACTGTTAGAGTTAAAGTAGGCCACTTCTAGTATCCTACGCTTTGTAGCAGGATCAGCCTTGCGATATGAATCAGAACGAATTATAACCATACCTAACTGGTTCGATACCTCACCAAGCATACGGTTCCTGACTAGATCATACTCAGGTACTTCTGAATACTCGTTAAGTCTATACGG